GTTGCGTTTAAATAGCCCTCAGAGCCAACAATATGCTCTTTGCTGACCGGAAATGACTGCCGGACGTACATGGGCGCGTGCAGGGCAAAAAATGGCAGGCTCATGGAACCAACCCAATAGTCTGCTTCTAGGGGTTTACCCTCATCACGAATGCAAGATATAGTGTCAATGCAATCCATTTGACCCAGCAACTGCATCATGGATTTGTGGCACATAACCGATACTTCGCGGGCGCCCCATGCTTTGAGCATCGGCAGGAATCGGGCAAACTGAATGATGTCGCCAAAGCCTTGTTCCATCTGAACGGTTATGTGTTTGTCGTATAAACGCTCACCGTTCCATTTAGGTGCTTTTATCCATTTGTCCCACTTTTCACCGGTTGCTTCGCGAGTTTTAGGGTGCCACCGAAATTCGTACAGGCGAAAGCCTGATTGATAATGCCCCATGTGGAGCAAGTCCAAGCCTTTTTTATACTGTCCGTATGGTGTCATAAAAGCATCAGTAAGGATTCCTCATCGTCCAACTCAGCTTGTCGCTGGGCTTCAAGAATCGCTAACTGTGCTTGAATATAAGCCTGTTGCTGTCTTAATTCTGCCGCCCTGAATAACTTACTGCGTTGGTTCTCAAGGTAGGCGATAGACTGCTCTAGTTCTGTAGTATCGACTGACGGTTTATCAGCCTTAACCTCTTGTGTAGATTGTAGTTTATTTTTCTTAACTTTTGCAACAGGCTGTGGGTCAACCAAGTCACGAATCTGTTGTTTTCTTCGTTTCTTAGCTTCTTCCTGTGCTTTGTAAAGTGCAAGCTGTTTAGCACGAATCTTCTTATCTAAGTTTCTTGCTCGGCGAATTTCTTCTTCAGTAAAGCCGTCATGGGTATCAATGCCTGATGGTGGTTCAGGACTTGGGCCTGTAGTGCCAAGCAGTAGTGCGACGTCGTTTTCATCGGTAGTATTGATGATTCCTGATACATTGACTGCGCCTATTAGGCTTGCGGTGTCTGTGCCATCAGTAGCACTTAGTACACCACTTACGGCTACTGCGCCTGTAAATTGGTCGGTGTCAGGGCTATCGGTGGTATCAATTACACCGTCAACCCTGTTTTCACCGCTTAGTAAAGCAAAGTCATTACCGTCGGTGGTGTTGATTTGACCTTCAACTAATACCTGACCAGTAAGGCTTGCGGTGTCGTTGCTGTCGGTTGCATAAAGCACACCGGTTATAACCGGCAAACTTATGTCGGATATTGCCTGTTCAGAAAAGGCATTAAAGCCTAACATGTTATAGAACTACCCAGCGTGAGCCACTTGGGACTGTTACGGTTACACCTGAAGCTATTGTCATAGGCCCTGCTGAAGTAGCACTAGAACCACTAGGAATGGAATAACTTGCAGAAACAGTATTGCTGTTTACTACCAATCCATTGCTTGCGGATAATTGTTTAGCTGTAAAAGTGCCAGTTGATTTTTCAAGGTAAGATATTTCAGTACCGTTATCTGTGTATTGAATACCTAAACAAGCGGCTTCCATTTCTACTTGGGCTTTATTAGTTGTGCCGTTGTAATAAATAGACCAATCATCACTAGAACCCATACGCAAAACATCGCTGTCCGCTAAGTCGATTGCCGCACGAACATTAAGGGTTGAATCAATAGTAAGGTTAGTAAATTGACCGTTTGACCATGTAGTTGTTGCATCGCCAATAACGCCCGTATTGTCTGCGGCAGGCATAATTGATGTTGATGCAGTAATAGTTGTAGCGGCTACTGTATTAGGAGTTGTATTTCCAATGGCAGGGGGGCTAGATAAATCTAAAACACCACCTAAACTTAAACTTCCTGACGATGTAACTGTACCGCTTAAACTAATTCCTGAAACCGTGCCTGTTCCGCTTACGCTAGTAACCGTTCCATTACCCTTGCTGTTAAAGGTAGTCCAATCCGTGCTAGTAAGGTATCCATTAACGCTACTTGTTGCGGCAGGCATAGAAATAGCAGGGGTTGTGCCACCACTAGAAACTACTGGGGATGTGCCTGTAACGCTTGTGACTCCAGTATTAGTTATTGTGACTGAACCCGCCCCTTCGGTGATTGAAATGCCTGTGCCGTCTGTTAAGTTTGCGTTCTTCCATACGCCAATCGGGGTTGTAGTAGCGTCATAAATTAATACATTACCGCTTTGGGGGCTAGTAATGCGTACATCATGCAATTCGTCTAATTCGTATCCGTTGTCAATCTTGACATAGATAGACCCTACAATATTGTCTACACGCTCCACCCAGCCAATAACGACAAGCTGGTCAGGTGCCTGTGGCTTGGTTGTGGTTACCGCGCCCGCTGTTGTTGGCGACAAATATACGGTTGCACCGGCTGTCAAGCCTAAGGTATTTAGCTTATATAACGCGCCCGATACAATAATGAAGCCTTCTGCACCGCTAGTCATGGTTTCAGCTACTAAACCGATAGTTCCAAAGGATGTAGCCTCAACGTCGGCTCTTGCCAGCTTGACCGCCACGCGGTTGCCTTGTGCGCCTGAAATATAGACCGCTTGCCCTTTGGTTAAGGTTGTGCCGCTGTCGTTATAAACGCGGGCAAACTCTTGTGTTCCTATTTGTAGCGTGACATTACCGCCTTTTAAGCCGTTGGATAGAACTCCATCGCCGTCATCCCAAAACAACTTGGCTACAGCCGAGGTTTCTGCGGCGGTGGTGTCAAAAGTAATGGAATCAGGGGTCGAAATGTCGCCTGTAATACCTGAAATGTTGACGATTGTTTGGCTAATTGAACCGTTTGCGTCGGTATAAACCGCCTTACCAGCAGGATAGTCGCACCAAATGGTCTTCTGACCGGCAGAAAAGGTGACAATTGACCCTGAATTGCTTGATGCCAAGATGGTATCGCGGGAAAGCGTGCTGGGCGCGGTATAAGTACCGATGCCAACCTCCCATTCCGAGCCACCATCGAGGTAAACAGCGTAATAAGTCGTGTTTCCTGTGCCAATTTGACCAAATGAATCGTATCCGGTCACCGCACCGGCAAGCGCAAACGAGCCTGTCCCGACGGTTGTCGTCGTTTCTTTGACCCTGTCTTTTAGGACTAAAGCCATAATTTATCCTTATTGGTTGGCTCGGATGATTGTTCCCGCAGAAATGCTGACAACCTGACCGGTTGCGATACTTGTATTGTTTAAAACCAAGTCGGCATCGCTTGTAGCCACAGAACCGTCCATTACAACGGTTGAGCCATTGGATTGGGTAATCCTAAAGAACGATGCGGTGCCTGTTGCAACCGCTGTGCCATTGGTTACGGTCGATAAGGTAATTGTGCCGTTGCTGTCCGTACCAAATGAACCGGAAACGGTTAGTGTCACCAGCAAAGTCTGCCCACTAATTGCGGTGTTTGCGTTTGCGGGCTGGCTACCAGCGTAAATGTTAATTAAGGCGCCTGAACCAGCATAGGTAATCAAACCTTGCTGTTGAGCGTTTCGCGTTCCGTTGGAATATTTAAGGTTGGTTGGCATTATTGAACTCCTATAATTTTACCGTTTTGGTCGCGAACGACTTGTTTGGGTTGGTTTAGACGCTCGATTAAAGCGCCAAGCGTTGCTGTCATTTCTTGATTACCTTGGGCGATTGCGTTGGCAATTGGCGCAAGCGGGTGTTCCATTGCCTTGACCATATCTTCGTCCATGTCGTAGCTTTCTGCAATACCTTCGCCGCTGTCAACACCAGCACTGATTCTTGCAGTTTCTATCTTGGCACCGTTGTTGATATATGCCAGCAACAATTGGGTGTTGCGTTCGGTCATCATCTTCATTTGAGCCAGCTTCATTTCCATTTCGCGGTCTTGAGCGTTGCGTTGCTCTTCTAGCTGGAATTTAAGCTGATTCTCTTGGGCTTGATATTCCTGTTTGGCTTTTTCAATTTCCATTTGCGCGGCCATCTTCTGTTGTTCAAGCTGAACGGACATTTGCATTTCTTGCATCTTGGCTTGGGTTTGAGCCTGTATCTTCTGAACCTCAGGTGGCGGTGGCTTGGGTTGTCCTTCCATCGCTTTAGCTTGGTTTCTAAATTGGTCGGCAGTTTCATCAATAAGCCCTTCCATGCCTTTACCAGCCTTAAACGCTGAGACACCAAACTTCAACATTTCCATCAAAAGTGGTGTCAATTCGGGCGCGGTGGTTGCAATTGGCAACGCTTGGTTCATAAACTGACTAACGGCAGACAAGAACTCAATACGGTCGGCTTTTTCCTGTTGCTCGTCCTGATAAATCATGGAATCGGTTGTAACTTCAACGCGGAAGTTTTTAGCCGGTTCGTCTTTGAGCAACATCAAAGCCTGTGGAATCAAGGCTTGGTCTTGCGGGCTTAACTGCATCGCACCGCTAATCTTGACGATAGTGTCGTCGGTGAAGTGCTTGCAGATAATCTGTGCTTTGATGCGCAACAAGTCGGTCGCAAAGTCGACCACTGCGTGTTGCATGGTCTTTAGTCGTCCGGCCGCATTGTTGGACTTAATAATTTGGGCGCCTAGCGTCTCATTGGGGTCTGTCTGACCACGCTGGATGTCGGCGATACCCATAATCTCGTAAATCTGACCTTTAACTTGCTCCATCGCCTGATAAGCCATTTGCAAGGCTTGTGCGAACGGTGCAAGGTCAACAAGGTCAATTGCGCCACGCATACCTTGCTTTTCAGCAAATGCCGCCCAATTTTTAACAGGAATCAATGTATTGTTTTCGCCCTCAGAAAACAGGCGAGCCAATGCACCTTCAGAGGCATCGTAAACACCACGCACTTTAAGAGCGTTCACAAGACCATCAATACGGTCTGCCAACGTGTCTAACTGCTTGGCTTGGTCTTGGTATAAAACAAAGTCCGGAACTGGTTCTAGGCTGTCTGTAGTGAGCGTTGCGTATAAAGGTTTGGGGCATGGGAAGAAGCCCTCTAGCTGTAGCGGGTCGTCCTTTTCATCAAGAATCTCACCCATCGACTTGCTAATCCAAAAGACTTTACCCTGCTCTTTATCCCAAATCTCATAAATACAGGCTTGGTAATGCTCGGCGGTCATTTGCTTGTTAGCCCACTTGTCGGACTCAGGCTTGGTGTCCAAAAGTATCTTGCCGCCGACTTCTTCACCAAAACGGTCAATCAGGGCTTGTCGGCTCATGTAAACCTTGCGCCAAACGGCAGTTACTTCTTCCCAAGTACGACCAACAGTATGGCCAAAGTCGCGCCAATGAACGTAATCCACAGGGGCGCACTCATACTCAATGCGTTCCTGCGATTCCACCAATTCAGCGTCTTCCGTCTCGGCTTCATCAGCATCCTCCGTTATTTGCACTCCGTTGCCAACGTCTTGACCAGCCAATCCGGTGTTCATATCGGCTTGCTCTGCAACAATATGTGGCTCGTAACGAACCCATGCGGTTCCGCGCCCACCGAGCAGACGGTCAAATACAGCGTTATCCATCGCGGACTTGTAGTCGCTGTAATGCTCAATCTCATATTCCAAGGCGCGTTCAAGCATCATCGATGCAACGCGGGCAATTGGGTCGTTATCTCTGAACCGGCGGCTTACGTCAGGACGTGGCAAGCGAGCAAAGATAGCTGGCTTGATGACTTGGACGTTAGACCAAAGGATATTAAACCGAGCGTTGGGATTGTTGCGGGTGCGACTGTCGTCACGATAGCGTTTGATAATTCGGGGGACTCTTGCCTCCCACTCCCTGAAAGCCTTGTCATATTGGGCGATGGTGTTATACCAATCCTCGTAGGTCTTATTCAGGGTGTCGTTCATATTTAATACCTTTGGTGAGTAGTCTTAGGTGTGCTTCGCCACATTTCTTCAAGGGTTACGTCAGTCTGTCCGACAAATATGCCTTTAAGCGGTTGATTTTGCTTTTCAATTTCTGTTTCATCGCGCCAAGCAATAGAAAGCATTCTAAAAGCATCCGCTCCATGACTCGTCCAATCGTGTCTAGGCTTGTCACGAAATACTTTTTTATCTTCATCGTATTCCCTTTGGTACTGCCGCAAGCATTCAATCCCGTCCTGACACTTCATTCCATCAAACCAAGTGCGGGCTAATGCCATGCGCGTTGCTTGAATACCGTCTTGAAGTGACAGATTTGGAACTATTTTAAACAAATTTCCACTTTTTTGGGGTAATTTGTCAATTAATTGTTCAATTATTGACTTGCCACCACTTGCCAGTGTTTTGGCTCGTGCATCGTGCGGCAACCAATGCGTGCCATATTCATACGGACGCTCCTTGATTTGGTTGGCATAGTAAATAATCGGTTGCCCATGCGCCTCGTGATAATCCAGCACGCGTATCTCGCCATGAATGACCTGATACCACCAAATGGCTGTGGCATCGTTAAAGCCCAAGTCCCAAGCAGTATGCACCGGAAACATGGGGTCGCACTCAACCTTGGCAATCCTGCCGGCATCAGTAATAAGGCGCAGTTCTGTGCCGTATATGGCACCAAGAATAGCCGCCTCAAACGAGCATTCAAACTCCTGTTGGTATTGGTCGACCGTCATAGACTTTAGGGCATCGTCCAATTCAGGCTGGGCAATGATGTTAGTTTGGCTGGCACGCAGGGTTTTGGAATACCATTCGTTGGGGTGCAGGGTTGCATATTGGTGGACGTCGTAAAACGCGTTGTGGCCTTTTGGGGTGCCAATAAACACCGCCCAGCCCATTCTGTCGGAAAGTAAGGGTCTCAAAACGCTACCCCACACGCTGGGCTTCATATCCGCGTATTCGTCCAAAATAAGGCCATCAAGGTATAAACCCCGCAGGGCATCAGGATTATCGGCACCAAAAAGCCGTATTCGAGCCCCATTGACCAATTCAACCCACAGTTCTGAAACGTTGTGCCGCCTTCTAAAAGGCTCAGAAAACTGCATTAAATAGTCAAAAGCGATGGTTTTAGCCTGTGCGTAATACGGTGCAATATAGGCATACCTTGCTTGGGGTTTCTTTTCCAGCAGGGCTTTGACGATGAGTTCGTTGATACAGGCGACAGTCTTTCCTGCGCGGCGGTGTGCTACGATAACTGCCCAGCGTTGCTTGCGTTTGTGAAAGTCCTCAAATATTGGGCGCGGACGATACTTTAGCTTGATATTAGGCATCTGCCCATGAAATCTTTATCTCGCCACCGTCTGCACCAGACACCTCGTTGACCTGAGTCTCCTTCCAGCGGGCGCGGGTCTTTAACCAAAAGATTGCCGCCGCAGTATTACCCTTTTTAGCCTGCTGGAACAGGGTGCCTGCAATAGCCGCGTTGGCATCAATCCTGCCTTCGTCCAGTTCCTCTTTGTAGTATTTGACCAACGTGTCGGCGCTGATTTTGAGCCGGCTGGCAATATCCTCATACGGAACACCCAACGCAGACAAGCGTTTGGCGGTTTCTCGGCTGGTTTGTGTCGGTTTGTGTTCTTTTCCTTGAGCCATTTTATAACTCCGAAAGTTCAGCTTTCTTACCAGTGAAGTCTTCCCACCGTTTGACGATAACATCGCAATACTTGGGGTCTAATTCCATTAAACGGGCCTTCCTGCCGGTTTTCTCGCAAGCAATGAGGGTTGAACCGCTACCACCAAACAAGTCCAACACAACGTCCTGTCCTTTGGTGTTGTTAAGTATTTGGTATTCCATCAGTTCCACAGGCTTCATGGTGGGGTGTATATCGTTTACCCTAGGTTTCTTGCACTCAATAATGGTTGTTTGTTTGCGGTCTGCCGCCCAAAGG